TTGTACTACTAATCTTAGTCCCGTTCTGGGACGTCATTCTGATTGGTTTTTTGGTTGATACAAAAGGAGGGGTGGTTCCCTCCTTTTTTGTTATATTAGCTGAATGGAAATAGGAATACAACTAGTTAATGGTGTTGTGTTTGGATTTAGATTATTTGCTCCAACAGAATCTATGCCATACAACGAGATACAGATATTTACTGGAATTATATGCTTTTATGTTATTTGGGACTCTTAAAAGGACTCCTGCCTAAGATGGTATCGACTGTAGCATCTACCTCCTTTTGATTTGATGGGACATATACATCTAAGTTCTGACCTGTATCATGCAGGTGTTTTAAAAACAGCTTGAATCGCATCTTAAACTCTGGAGTCCTTATTCCTTTTGTCTCTATAATAAAACCTTTTTTTAAGTTTATGAAGTCTGGTGTGTAGGTTATATTTCTTATGTTTCCAGGTTTCTTTTTAAAAGTAGTCTTACCTTTTGTTTTACCCTTATCCATAAGAAGACCCTCGAACTTGAATTTATCTACAAGCTCAAAGGTCTTTCCTTCATATTCGTGGGGGATCTTTGCTTTTTTTAAGGCTCTGTAGCAGTAAAGCTCTAAGCCAGAGGCAAATGTGATTCCATCTGCAACATGTTTCTTAGCTTTAGTTATCTGCTTTCCCTTTCTTCGTTTGAATCGCATCAAGCCAAGATACGAAATAATTACTTCTTACCTCTATTTCTTGCTCTGTTTTTAGATTGACTCTCTAATACTAACTTGCCAGACTTAGTGTGTGATGCATCTTTTCCGTCACCTTTTTTACCCTTTTTTCTATTAAAAAGGTTTAGCTTAACACGATAATTTTTTCTCTTCTCTGATGAAGAATATTTGGAGTCATACTTTTTTTTCTTTGCGTATGACTTTTTATTTTTTTTGTAATAATTAGAACTCTTACTCGCCATGCTATATTATTGTAGCCTGCAAGATACGAATTATTTTTTTGATTTCTTTTTTTCCTCTTTAGGCTGAGGGAATAGCCCTGTAAAAACATATGAAGCTACGTTTTTGGTGTTTTCCTTTAAATCACCTTTCATTTGACTCGCTAGTTCAATAATGTTAAATCTCATCTCACAATCAAACTTTTGTCTTCTGTAGTTTTTTTCTTCTTCTTTTTCTTGTTTACTCATTTTGTAAAATTAATTATAGTTAATAAATCCATATCTATGTAGAATAATAATTCTCTATCCCATATAGATCCTGGTCGTGGGTTTTTCATGCCACCCCACTCAACTGTGGCTTTTGTTATCTTGTGCATCCATATATAACCAATACCATCTAAGAACCTCCAAGCTATACATAGTGGTAAACCTTTTTGTAAAGCTTCCTTTTGACAATGCTGTATCTTTCTTACAGATGTTCTAACTCTTTCTATGTCTATCATATTAAGACTCATTGTCTTTACCTCACATAAAGATATAACCTGCATTGTTCTGTTGTCAATTATTTCAGCATCAACTGGTGCATATTTATCCAGTTGATTAAAGGTTAAATCTTTACCTTCAAGTAATATGCGAAGAGTTTCGGATTCCCTATCTCTATCTTCTTGACTCTCAAATCTTGGCTCCCTTCTCATTTTTTATTACTATTATATTTAACTATCTCCCAAGCCATGTATAATAAAATAAAACAAAGGACACTTAAAAATACTTCTATCATAATTTAAAAAGATTCTTCTGGTTTAACTGATATAAATTTAGCTTCAAAATCCTGTGGATCAATAAACTTTGTGTATTCTTTTTGGAATCTAAGAGGTAACGTTCCTGTGCCTATATTTCTACCTTTAGCGAATATCAAATCGACAAGACCCTCTGTGGATTGACCGTTATCATCAGTCATTATACCATAGTATTCGGGTCTATATACCAGCATAACTATATCTGATGCCTGTTCTATCTCACCACTCTCTCTTAAATCTGAAAGACTTGGTCTACAACCATCCTTTCTTTCAACTGCTCTACTAAGTTGTGACAACGCAACTATTGTTACATCTAATTCCTTAGCTATATTCTTAAGTTCACGAGCAACAACAGCCACTTCCTGCTCTCTAGAACTTCCAACACCTTTAACAAGTTGAAGGTAATCTATTAAGAAAAACTTAACCTTCTTAACAATAACATATTTCCTTATCTTATTTAAAAGATAACTCAAAGATGAATCCTTACACTCATCAACAAATAAACAAGTTTTCTCTAACTTACCTATAGCTTTATGTATCCTTCTAAGCTCATCATCTTCAATAGTCCCCTTCATTATATACCTATTGTTAACTTTACTTTCTAAAGAAACTAGTCTTTGTAAAAGCTGTGTGTCACCCATCTCGTATGAGAACACTGCAGCAGGTACTTCTGCTTTAGCACAATTATAGCAAAAAGCTAAACCAAGTGATGTCTTACCCATAGATGACGCACCACCTATTATAATTAAATCAGTGGATTGCCAGCCACCA